TCTCTTGAAAGAACAAAATCCCAAGCAAGTAAATCAGAATAATCTTCCATTTGACTTATCTTGTCAAACTCTTTGATGATTCCTTTTTGTGTGGCCTGGAAGATTTTTACTTCCTGTGAATCATGTTCAAATACTGGAACTGCGATACCAAACTTTGCTGGCTCTACTCCAGTACCTTCCCTGTTCATTCTACGGGTGTATTCACTACCCATTTCAATCTCAGCATCTTCTGTTGTTGGACTGTCTGCAAATCTGAAAGGCTTTAATTTACCTTCACCTGATTCGCCCCAAACTTCAAAAAATTCTAGAGGCTGGTCATCTAATAGTGCAAAGCGTACACTACCTCCACTTTCA